AAAAAGAAATACAACGACAAAAAGCCAAATCAAGGTAATATATAATAAAGGTTATTTTTTTCTGTGGCACAATCAACGGTTAGATTAATAGTTGATGCACAAAATGCAATTGCCCCTTTAAAAAGAGTTAATGACCAAACAAAAAAATTAAGTCAAACTACAGATAAATTAAAAGGAAGATTAGATAAATCAAATAGATCGTTAAGAGATACGGGAAGATCTGCAAAAGCGGCATCTGGGGGTGTGAAGGGTTTATTAGGAGCATTAAAACCTTTATTGGCTGCATTAGCAGTTGTTGGCACAGCAAGATTTATTTTTGTTAAAACTGCTGAACTTGAAACACAAAGAAAAAGTTTAGAAGTCTTAACAGGATCATTAGAAAAAACTAATAAAATAATAAAAGAATTACAAGACTTTGGTGCTGTCACACCATTTACAAGTAGTGAACTAATCGAACAAACAAAAAGATTAAAAGCTTTTGGCTTTCAAACAGAAGAATTAGTTGATACAACAAAAAGACTTTCAGATGTAGCTGGTGCAACTGGTGCTGATCTTACAGGTATTGCAACAGCATTTGGACAAATAAGAGCAAAAGGAAAACTGCAACAAGAGGAAAATTTACAGTTATTAGAAAGAGGTGTTGATATAACGACTGAACTTAAAAAAATAACTGGATTACAAGGAGAAGAATTTGAATCTGCTATGAGAAAAGGAAAAATAGGTGCTGATCTTGTCACGAAAGCATTAATAAACTTGACAGATAAAGGAGGAGCTTTTGCTGGTGGTGCTACTGCACAAGCTGACACTTTAAATGGAAAATTATCAACTTTGCAAGATACCATTGATACTTTGGCAAGAACGATAGGAGAAGAACTTTCAGATGAGATAAAAGGTGTTATTGATATTGCAATTGCTGGTGTAAAAGAAATAAATAAACTTATTGAAAGAATTGGAACAGCAAACAAAGTTGGTCGTATTAATTTAGCAAATATAACTATGGAGTCTAGGAAAGAGGCTCGTGAACAATTAAGAAAAGAAAAAGGCAGCTTTTTTGCCGGTGCTAATCCTTTTGGAAAAGATAAAAAAAGAGAACAAGAACTTTTTGAAGAAATTAAAGCGAGAAAAATAAAAAATGCTTTAGAACTTAAAAATGCAGAAACCCTTAAAGAAATAAATAAAGCACAAAAAGAAACCAACAAAATTGTGAATGATGCCAAAGAAAAAGCAAAACAAATAAAAGAAAGTACCGAAAAAACAACAACAGCTATTGAAAGCTCAGTTACTTTTAATGAACTATTTAATACTGGTTTAGAGCAAACAAACTTTTTAGTTGATGGCCTTTCTCTTGGTACAGATAAATTTGCTGATAAATTATTAAATGTTAAATCTGAAACAGATAAATTAAATGAAAAATTTATGGAGATTGGTCAAGAAATAGAACAAAGCATTGTTTCTAATTTGACTGATGCGGTAAACGGTACAAAAACTTTAGGTGAAGCTGCTATTGGTGTTTTAAATCAACTAAAACAAAAACTTATTGAAGTAGCTTTACAACAAGCAACTGCTGGTTTAGGAAATAAAATAGGTGGATTTTTAGGTAATATTTTCGGTGGTGATAAAAGCAAAAATTCTGGACTTTTTGGTTTAAGTGATATTTTCAGCAAAAACAACACGAATTTTCCTGATGCTGTAAATGTTCCTTTTGGATCTGTTGATCTTGGTTTAGGTTCTATTTTAAATTTTGCAACTGGTGGAAGGCCACCTGTTAATAAAGCTTCATTGGTTGGTGAACGTGGCCCAGAACTCTTTGTTCCAAATTCTGCTGGTACAATTATTCCAAATAATAAATTAGGAAGTGGAGACAGTATTACAAATATTGTTAATGTGTCAGTAGATGCCTCTGGTAGCTCAGTTGAAGGTGATGACGCATTATCACAACAACTTGGGCAAACAATTGCTCTTGTGGTGCAAGAAACACTTGTCAGAGAAAAACGTAACGGAGGTTTATTAGCATAATGGCAACTTTTCCATCAATAAAACCAGCGTACGGAGAAACTCAAACTATAGAGCAAGATAATATTGTCATAAAACTTGGTGATGGATATGAACAAAGGTTAGTTAGAGGACTCGCAGCAAACAAAAGATACCATGTTGTAAGTTTAGTTTTTAATATCACACAGACTGATGCAAATACAATAAATACTTTTCTTAATGCACGTTTTGACGATCAAGATGCTTTTCAGTACACGATAGGAGGAGAATCATCTGCAAGAAATTTTAAATGCACTAGACGAAATGCTTCTATACCAGTTAATAACAGAGTCACTATGAACTTAACATTTGAGGAGGTTTTTGAGGCTTAATGGCAATACCACATTCCGAATTACAAAAAATTAATCCAAACTCAATTATTGAACTTTTTGAACTGGAACTTGTAGAGGGTTTGCATTACGCAACAGGAAATCCAACTAATGTTCCTACTATTTTTAGATTTCATTCTGGCGGTAATATTGATACTTATGCAGACATTGTATGGCAATCAAATACATACGAAAAACTGCCTATAGAAGCTAGTGGGTATGAATATACTGGCAAAGGACAAATCCCTAGACCACAATTAATTATGAGTAATTTAGGTGGTATTACAAGATTAGGGTCTGTAATTCGAGTAACAGATTTACTTGCTTCAGTTAATTTAGTAACCCCTCATAATGATTTATTAGATGCAAAACTTACAAGAAGAACTTTAACTGCTGATGCTTTAGATGCCTCTAATTTTAGCGGTGGTACTAACCCATTTGGAACACCAAGTTCAAATGAATTTCCAAAAGAAATACATTTTATAGATAGAAAAACTTCAGAAAGTCGAGATACAGTGCAGTTTGAATTAGTAAACAGGCTTGATATGCAAAACAAAAGAATCCCAGCAAGACAAGTGACAAGAAAAGATTTTGAAGGTGTAGGAACTTTTGTAAATTAATGAATGAATACTGTAAAAAACAAGCTATTGCTCATGCAAAAGAAGAGCAACCGAATGAATCTTGTGGTTTATTTTTAAAAACAGAAAAAGGGTTTGAATATTTTAAATGTCAAAATGTTGCACATGAATTTGAAACAGATACTTTTGTTATAAATCCTTTTGATTATGCAGAGGGAGAAGACAAGGGAGAAGTTGTTGGAATTGTCCATAGTCATCCAAATAACGTATTGAAATTTTCAGAACCAGATGTATCTAGTTGTAATGCAATTCAAATAGCTTTTTATTTAGTTTGCCCAGATTTAGATAAAATGATTGTAATAACACCCAAAGATAATGCTTAAAAAAATAAAAATTTACGGTGTTTTAAGAAAATATACAGGTCAGTCTGAATTTATGGCTGATGTAAATTCACCTCATCAGGCTTTTAGTTTTTTGTTTTGTAACTTTAAGGGTCTTGAGGAGAAGATGGCAAAACAAATGTATTGTGTTCAAGTTGGGGATAAAAAAATAACACAAGATTCAATTCATATGCAGACTGAGCAAGATATAAAAATTATTCCGATTGTTCATGGTAATATTGTTGGACTTATTGTTGGATTTGGTCTTAAGTATGTTGCAAAAAAATATATAACAAATGTAGTACTTAAATATGTAATTACTTATGTTGCTGTTAATTTGATCCAACAAGGAATTAATAATTTACTTTCACCTCAAGAGGACACACGAAATCAACAATCAAGACAAGATCCACTTGATCCAGCAGCTTTATCTTCTAATTATTCATTTACAGGACTAACAAACATTAGCCAAGCTGGTATTCCAGTTAATATTGCCTATGGTGAAATTTTGGTTGGTTCTATAGTGGTATCAAATGGAATTGATACTGTTCAAGTGGAGGGTACAAACTAATGTCTATTAAAGAATTTGACCAAAGTACAACTTTTTCTAATCCTGATTTACCTAGTGGAGCGTTATCTTCAAAACAATTTAATACAATAGTGGAATTACTTTCTGAGGGAGAGATTGAGGGGAGTGCAACAGCATCAAAAAATAGCATCACAGATAAAACTTCAACAGCATATATTAATAGTTTTAAAAAAGATATTTTTCTAAATAAAACACCAATTTTACAATCTGCTGCAAGTGTAACCTCGCCTAATGATAGTGATTTTAATTTTAAAGATGTTGATTTTGAGTTTAGAGAAGGAACATCAAATCAAACTTTTATTTCTGGCATAAAAAACATTGAAACAGAAATTGGCATTGGAACAGTTGTAACAACAACAAATCCAGTAACTCATACTGTTAGTCAATCAAATATTAATGCGGTAAGAGTTACAATTCAATTTCCATCAATGCAAGTTTTTAACAATGAGGGTGGTATTGACGGAACAGAGGTAAATTTATTAATAAAAATTATTGAGAATGATGGAACAACTACAACAGCAGTTGATGACACCGTTAAAGGTAGATCAACAAATGCATATAACAGAGATTATTTAATAAATTTAAAATCTGGTACAAGTTTTCCTGTACAGATAAGAGTTGAAAGAGTAACAGCAGACAGCACAGATTCAAAGATTGTAAATGCTTTCAGATTTTCAAGTGCAACAAATATAATAATGACTCAAAACGCCTATCCAAATACGGCTCATGTCGGTTTGCGTTTTAGTGCTGAAAAATTTCCAAGAATACCAAATAGACGTTATCGGATAAGAGGAATAAAGGTAAAAATTCCAAGCAATGCAACTGTTAACAGCACCTTTGGTAATTTAACTTATTCTGGAACTTGGGATGGAACATTTAAAGCAAGTAAAGAATGGTGTTCAGATCCAGCTTGGATTTTATATGATTTGCTAATTAATGATCGTTATGGATGCAATATTCCAGAAGCTTCCCTTGATAAATTTACTTTTAAAAGTGTTAGTGAATATTGCGGAGGTTTAGTTGATGATGGTTCTGGAACAGGGTCAACAGAGCCACGTTTCTCTGTAAATATTTCAATCACACAGCAAGACGAAGCATTTAATGTGATAAATGCCTTATGTGGAGCTATGAGAGCTATAGCTTTTTATGCGGCTGGCACTATAGCTATTAAGCAAGATGCTGAAGGTCAGGCAACAAAATATATTTTTAATAATTCAAACATTACAGAAGATGGTTTTGTTTATAACGGTTCAAGTTTAAAAACAAGGCATACAGTTATTCATGTCCAATATTTTGACATGACTACACAAGAGTTAGATATTGAGACTGTAGAAGCTGACTCATCGACACAAACTAAATATGGTGTAAGAACTAAAACCATTAAAGCTTTTGCTTGTACATCTAGAGGTCAAGCTGCAAGATTGGGGCGATGGTTTCTATTCAATGAACAAAATTCTGGAGAAACTTGTTCTTTTGCTACAACTTCGGCTGCTGGTGTTTTGGTTAGATGTGGCGATATTATTGAAATTTCAGACAGTTTAAAATCTGGAGTCAGAAGAGGTGGTTTATTATCATCTGTCACAAGCACAACTGTTGTTGTATTAGATGATGAAGACTCAACAGATATTCCAAGCCTTACTTTAAGTCCAACTTTATCTGTGGTTTTACCTGATGGATCACTTGAGACAAAAACTATAAGCGGTATAAGTGGAAAAACAATAACTGTATCATCTGCATTTTCTACAGCACCAAATGTAAATGCACCTTATGTTTTAGAAAATTCAACATTAGAAACAACCACTTGGAAAGTTGTTTCAGTAAGTGAAAATGATGATCTTACCTATACAATTACAGCTTTAGAACATAATGAGGGTAAATATGCTTTTGTTGAAGATGGTACAGCTTTACCGACAAGAAATATCAGTATTTTAACTCAAGTTTTAAATCCACCAGAGGGTTTACAGGCTACAGAACAAATTGTTTTAATAAATAATAAAGCTGTATCAAAAATATTACTTGATTGGCAAACACAATCAGGGGCGGCAAGATATGAACTCCATTACAGAGTTAATAATGGAAGTTTTACAAAAATAGAAACAGTATCAAGTTATGCTGAGATTGTTAATAATGAGGCTGGAAGTTATGAATTTAGATTATTTAGTTTCAATGGTTTAGGAGAACCATCACGAAATCCAGCAACGCTAACATTTACTGCTGTAGGTAAAACAGCACCACCATCTGATATTACAAATTTAACTTATGAACCTATTTCTGATAAAGAAATAAGACTACGATGGGATGCTGTTACAGATTCAGATGTTCGTGCAGGCGGACGTATTCATGTGCGTCATAGTCCAAAAACAGATGGAACTGCTAATTTTTCAGATGCAACAGACCTTGTTCTTGCCCTTAGTGGAGCATCAACAGAAAAAGTAGTACCGCTTTTAGAGGGTGAATATATTCTTAAGGCACAAGACGATGGAAACCGCTTTAGTACTGGTGAAACTTCTATTGTTATTGATTTACCAGAAGCACAGCCTAAGTTATTAGTACAGGCAAGAAGAGAAGATCAAGACAGCCCAGCATTTCAAGGGTCAAAAACTAATGTTGGCTTTGATGCTGGAACTGGTTCAATTAGTTTAGCTGGGACAAGTAACTTTGACAGTAGCACAGATATAGATGCAGAAAGTTCTATTGATGATATGGGTGGTGTATCAACAACTGGAACTTATTTATTCAATGAAGCTTTAGATTTAGGTGCTGTATTTAGTCTCGATTTAAGAAAACTTATACAAACTGGTTCTATATATTCATCTGACTTGATTGATTCTATAGATGATATAGATGCAAGACAAGATTTTGATGGTAGTTCAAGTGTGGATACAAATGCTGAAGTTTTTGTTCAAACTTCTCAAGATGCCAGTTCTTACTCAGGTTTTCAAAAGTTTGCAAATGGTACGTTTAAAGGCAGAGCATTTAAATTTAAATGTGTCTTAACAACGCAAGATACAAACCAAGATATACTGGTGAGTCAGCTTGGATATTTTGCAGAATTTCAAAGAAGAACAGAACAAAGTACAACTACTATTGCATCTGGGGCTGGAGCAAAAGCGATAACATTTAACAGTACATTTTTTACTGGTACAAGTGCGTTATTAGGTGCAAATTCAAATCCACCAGCTATTGGAATTACAGCATTTAATATGGCCTCTGGTGATTTTTTTGAACTTTCCAGTATCACAGGTAGCGGCTTCGTAGTACATTTTAAAAATAGTTCTGGCAGTTCTGTAGATCGAAACTTTAACTTTACTGCAATAGGTTTTGGTAAAGGTGGATAATTCAGATACAATAAAAGAAATTACTGAAAATTAAATGGCAAGAGTTGATAATACTGGAGGATCAGGTTTTACCGTTGATAATGGTACAGGTCTTGTAGTCAGAACAAAACTAAATCAAATAATTGCTGCATTAAGTACCTTGAATCAAGGTTCTGGAGATCCTTCAATTGGTGTTGCAGCTTACGTCCCACACATAGATGGTAATACTTTAAAAATTAGAAATTCTGCTAATAATGCTTTTGTTACTTTAGGTGATGTATCGGCTACAAACTTCGGTCATGCGGGATTATCGGCTGCTAATACTTTTACTTCAACAAATATATTTCAAGAGGATGTAACTTTTGATGGTGCTACTGCTGGTCGTGATGTTGTTTTTGATAGGTCGGATAATGCACTTGAGTTTGCCGATAATGCCAAAGCAATATTTGGAACAGGGTCAGATTTAAAAATTTATCATGATGGATCAAACTCTTATATTGATAATCTTACTGGTGCTGTTCTAATAAGAACAAACGATACAGAACTCTCTGCTAAGTTTTTTGCTAATGCTCAAGTTGAGCTATATTACGATAATACAAAGCGTATTGAAACTACAAGTTCAGGAGCAACTGTAACTGGAAATTTCAACGTTTCATCTAGGATAGGAATTAATCAACCTCCCTCAACTAACGTCCCTTTAACTATTGAATCGTTCTCCTCTAATGATCATATTGCTGAATTTTATCATCATAATAATACTGCTGTTGGCTCAATTACGACCTCAAGTAGTGCAACCGCTTACAATACTTCTTCTGACTACAGGTTAAAAGAAAATGTAACTGCAATATCTGATGGAATAACAAGATTAAAAACACTTAAACCATCAAGATTTAATTTTAAAACTGATAAAGATACAACAGTTGATGGATTTATAGCACATGAAGTCACAGCAGTTCCCGAAGCAATAAAAGGTACAAAAGATGAAGTTGATTCTGATAACAACCCTGTCTATCAAGGAATAGACCAAAGTAAACTTGTACCTTTACTTACTGCTGCATTACAAGAAGCAGTAACGAAAATAGAAACATTAGAAACTAAAGTTGCAGCGTTAGAAGCAGCTTAATATAATACCTTTTCATCTAAATTTTTTATGTCTCCACAGGATTTAATAAACGAAACACAGGCAACACTTGAAGCCGATATAGAGAAACGTAATCAGTTAGCACAACAGATACAAGCATTACAAAATCAATATAATCACATCGCAATAAATATAAATGCAAATGAAAAGGTATTAGAGGTATTACGAAAGGTTGATGGTGTCGAATTACCTGAAACAGCTTAATATATAACTGACATATTTAAAAATCATGGCAATCACTTACACTTGGGAAATTAACGAAACTTGCACAAAGCGTGATGTATCTGACAGTTATTTTACTAATGTTGTCTATCGTGTGAAAGGCATGGATGGATCAGAAGAAAAGGCAAGACGTACTGGTGAAATTGTATTTACAAAGCCAGAATCATTACCATCAGGATTTATTGCTTTTAATACTTCTGCTAAAACACCAAATGAAGCGACAATGATTACTTGGGTTAAAGAAAGTATTGGAACGGATCAAGTGACTGCTATTGAAGCAAGTCTTAAAGATGAGATTGATTTAATAAATACACCAGTGCAGGCAACAGGTGTTGCATGGTCATAGTAATAACTGACTAATAATTATTGAAAATAATATAAAAACGATTAGTATTGAGCTTTATTATTTTTAATAATGTTCAAAAAAGTATTAACAATAGTGGCTGCTTCAGCACTAACAACTCCTGCGTTTGCTGGCTTTTATGGCAATGCAGAATTTAATCAGACAAACAATGGCTCTGAGTGGGGCGGTAATGGTATTGATCTTCACGTTGGTTACGAAGGTACAGTTGGAGAAAAAGCATCTTTCTACTTACAAGGTGGCCCTTATGTATCAAACCCAAGCGTAGGAAAATCTAAAACTAATTTCTCTGGAAAGCTTGGTGGTGGATATGACATTACTGAAAAGCTAAATGGTTATGGTGAATTTTCTCTTGTTACAGATACAACTAATACTTATGGCACTAAGGTTGGTTTGAAGTATAAGTTCTAGTCATCATTCCTAAAGTGACATAGAGGGGAGCTAATGCACAGATTGAGCAAAAAGTTATAATGGTAACAGGTACTAATGCTTTAGCAAAGGCTTCTCTCATGTTTCAAAAAATAGCAAATGTTTTGAGTATTATCTCATTTCTAATGGTAACTTCAGTTATAGGCGGAGGATACTTTGGATATAAGTATGTAACATCTGAAAATTTTAAGGCTAAAATAATGAATCAAGTTATGGGTAATGTAAAAGGTATGCTCCCTAACGTAATGGATAACGCATTACCAAAAACAACAGGTAAATCATTACCTTTTTAAGTGGAAATACCAGAGATAAGTATTCCAGAAATACATATACCTGAGATCCATATACCTTATAGTTTTCTACCTAACTATGACCACTCAAATGTAGAGGTTATAGGCTGTACTTATTATCACCGAGATACAAAAAATACAGGCAATAGAAATTTATTATTAGATGATCCAAACGGAGTGATAAGTAACTGTCCCTATCCAAGTTTTTATCCTCTAAATTATCAGCCAGATCAACTTATTATTGTTGAAGAAGCTGCACCAGTAGAACAAGAATCAAAACCTTTACCAGAAGGAAAGCCACCCCAAGCAAAAATTCCAAAAGAAGATAAAAAAGAAGATGAGTACAAACCATGCCCACCAAAAAATGCACCATTTAGGCAAGGCGATTTCAAAAATGAGTTAAGGCTTGAGCGATTGGTAAAATGGGAGAGAGATATTGATGGATGCAATGCGGTTTGGGAAAAAGTACCTTTTATCGACCAATATATACCTAGTGCTTCCGTGGTTGTTTCTACTGCTTTTATTGCATCTGTGGCTGCGACTACACCAATTATTCTCAACCTTGTAAAACCGATAGTAAAAAACTTAATAAAAAAACTGACAAAGAAAAAAGATAAATCTACTTAGTCTTAATTTCATGCGTATGTGGTATAACTTGATTTGGTGGTACTGTTACTTTTATCCCTTCACAAATCTCTGCGTATTTTCCAGTGAAGGTTACACCTAGTTTCGCTTGTTCAGAGCAAACCTTAAGTCTAAAGAGTGCAAGTTCTAATGAAGTTTTCTTATATAATAATTCTTGATTTTTTATATTCATTTCTGTTGCTTTTAAACATAAGTCAGGTGCTCTACCTAACGGAATACTGATCTGTGCTGATATTCCATAGTTCAAGTTATAATTATCTTTTTCAAATCTTGGTGTCTCCTGCACATATTTAATCGCTCCAGTATCTTCGTCATAAATATTCTGTCTGGTAACAGTTTCTACGGGTCGGTTGAATGACCACGCATCTGTCACATAAGGAGTAATTGTAAGGCTAGGAGAAGAGCAGACAATACCCTGTGACATCCTAAATTGTGGGGTGCTTTGCGGTGTTATCATGGTTGCATTGTTATTAACTACCCCTTGTGCGTTACTACTTGGAGAGGCCACGGTAGTGTTAGCAAGGGTTTTGGAGGGATATAAGCATAGTAAAATTATTGCCCAAAGGTAGCTTCTACGGTTACGGTTGTTGTTGTATTTATGGTGCGATTTATAGTTGTTATCGTGTCTAA